TAAGACGCGAAGTTATTGTAGAAGATTGTAAAGAACCTAATTTCTTTTTTGATTCTAGTTCTCTATTTATTTGTTCATCATCAATACCTGTTAGAAGTTTCCATTTTATTTTTGATTTAGATATAGGTAAAGTAAAATCAAATTCATTTGAAGAATAATCAACATCTGATGGTAATATTTTAAATGGACAATCCGCAAGATTAAATTTGTGTGTCACTTGTTCTTCCGTTGTAGGGTTAGTAACATCTGTTACATACTCTGGTCCGTATGCTAATATACGAATAGCAATCATTATGGCATTTTTGTCACCTAATACTAAATCTTTTGAATTGACACCAGGAGTTAGAATTAATGAGTCCATTAATTTTTCAAGAACAGCCCCTTTTTTAATAAGATTTTGTGATGTCAATATATCTTCTTCTTTTGCAGTCATATATTTTATTTCTACTTTACCACCATATAATGGTGAATCTTTACCATATATTTTACCACCACTTGGTAAATCAATTATCTCACTTGGAAATTTTTGTTTTTTAATATCTGGTTGACCTGTTTGTGTTTCTGCCATTTTATACTCCTATGATTTTGATTCAGAAACAGACGCTTGTCTGTAAGCTGTAACCATTTTTTTAATTTCACCGATAGCTTTTCTAGCTCTACCACCTGCTGCTTTATTACCTTTTTCTGAAAATACTGAATGATTTTCTTTAAAGTCATTAAATGCTGCTTCTATCTGTTCATATAATTCATTACTACTCATCTTTATACCTCCGTTGCTCTTCTAAACCAACCTAAATAAAATTTTTCTTGTTCTGGTCTAGCTGTTATTAAATCCACATAATACTTCACTCTGAAAGCTCTGACTCTATCCAACTCAACACCTTTGAGAGCTCCGATTGTCATTGGTCCTAATCCACCATCAACTTCTATATCTCTACCTTTGTTAACAGCCGCTCTTTGTAGAACTTTGACTGCTGTTCTCTTACCCATATTTACACACATATCAAAATAAATATGCCATAAATTCTGTGGTAGGGATTCAACTTTGTTTTTATCCCAATAGTCTGATTTATAAATATCTGTTGCCTGTTCGATTGTTAAATTTTTAATATCAACATCTGGATAAAACCTTTTAGTGATGCCATACTTTGTTTCACCACCTAAATCTTTTGGGTCATTTACATACCCACCTTCGTGTTCTAAAACCTTTTCAATTATTTCATCGAATGTTTTCATATAACCTCATACTTTAATCATATATAAATATATATAAAAATAAAAAACCCTCGAATTTTTTTCAAGGGTTTTTTTGTGATGATTATTTTTATAGATTAGAATTGTAATATTGCGTAATCATATCTTAATGTTAGAGAAATATCTACAGGGTCACTTGATGAATAATCTAAATCATTGAAGTTAGCAGCTTGTATAAAAGCACCTTTCAACAACCATTCTTCAACAACGTCACCAACAGGACCAAGTACATTGAATGTAATATCTTTCTTATAGAAATCAGAATACCCGTCTCTACCAGTTACTGATTCGTGATGTAGTCTAATCCATTCCATTACACCTTGAGCAGCAGATGGTACAACAGGGTCATACAGAGTAACTTCAATTGGTTCCCAAGTTGCTTTACCATGCACATATCGTTTAACATTAATGTGATGTAGTTCAACTTCTTCAAAAGTTATTGAAGGTCTCGCCATTGTTTTTACTAAATAAGCTGGTAACCCATTTAAGTTCATCACATATCTATTTTTAAGTTTAGGCTCAAAAGCCGTAAACATTATTTCATTAGCATCAATCAATGTAGCCATTAAATTTCTCCTATTACTTCATACTTTAAATATTTTAGTATGTCTTCTTACACATATAAATATATAAAATATAAAAAATAACCTACAATTTTTATTTATTATTCACTAAATTCAGCACCTGTTCTTTGTATCACAAAATCAATCATTATAAATTCAGCTGCTTTAGTTGGTTGTAAAAATATATGCCCAATCAACTGATTTCTATCAATTGTATCAGGTGTGTTATTTGATTCATCCATTACAACTTTAAAAGCATTTAAACCTGAATTGGATTGAACTTGTTCCATGTAAGGGTTGACAATATTCAAAAATCTTCC